CCATTTCATTTTCGAACTTCGGTAGCGGCTACTCCTCAGCCCCTGTTGCCACGATCACTGATTCAGGCGCCGGCGCCGGCGCCACGGCGCAAGTCGGCGTCATCTCGGTCCTCACGTACGACATTCTCTCGGTCAACCTGCTGTGGGGCACCGAGCGATACTCGCTGCAGTGGTATCCGTGGCGCATGTTCTCCGCCTGGTTCCGCCCCTTCTTGGCGGCCTCCTACCAGCGCCAGCCGGTGGCCTGGGCGGTCTATGGGGACAACAGCATTTTCGTGGGGCCCTGCCCGGATCAGTCCTACGCCATCGAAGTCGATTCGATCATCCTGCCCACGCCGTACGCGATCGGCGATTCGACGACGGCGGACGCCATTCCGCCGATGAGCCAGGATCCGATCAAATTCTATGCGGCGTATCTCGCCAAAAACAACGCGCAGAATTATGGCGAGGCGCAGCAGTTCTTGGAGCAGTACCAGCGCCGCGTGCGCGAAGTGACCTCGGTCTACACGGGCCGCTTGCCGGACGTCTATGGCGGCTAAATCGGCCAATGCCGGCGGCCAGAACCCGGAATTCATCCTGCGTGAATTCGAGGGCATGAACAATATCGCGGCGCGCGAAGGGATCGGCGACAACGAATTTTATTGGTGCGAGAACGCAATCCCCGTGGCGCCGGGCTCGCTCTATCCGGTACCCACTGTCTCGAGTCAAACCTCGGTGAACGAGGCCACGAGCCCCACCTATACGACGACGTTCACGCAAAGTGGCGTCAACTATCAATTCGTGGTGTTCGCCGCGAGCGGCAACGGCTATATCGTGCTGCTGTCGGGCGCGTTTTCATGGCAGAAAATCATCACGGGGCTCACCTCCGGTCAGACCTATGCGACGCCCTACAACAACCAGGGCCTTCTGATTGTTGACCCCGCGGGCTATTGGGATTGGAATGTCACGACGGCGGGTACGCTGACGCCGCAGAACAATTCCTTAACTAACGCCACGCTCGTGACCGCGAACACGTTTGCTGGTGGCTCCACGGTCTACGCAACCCTCACGGGCGCGGGCACGCCCACCGGGGGCAGCGTCCAGGCGGTCTACGAAGTATCTACCGTGACTCTGGTCACAGCCGGAACGGGCTATGCGGTTGGGGATACGATCACTCTGACGGACGGGAGTCCGACGACTGATGCCAGCATCGTGGTCGCCTCGATATCGGGCAGCGCGGCGACGGGGCCGATCACCGGGATCACGCTCTCCACGGGCGGCGACTATCCCGGGCCGATTGCCACGGGCGCAACTGCCGTGAGTTCAGCGACGGGCCCAACTGGAACCGTGATCGCGACGACGGGCGTGGGCACGGGCGCTACCTTCAGCACCCGCATCAAAGCCATCTCCGCGACCGTGGTCACCCGCGGCTCAAACTACATTGGCACGACCTACACGCTGACCGACACGGGCGCGGCGGGCACGCCCCTGTACGACACGTTCAGCGTGGCCTCCAGCGACGTTATCGGCGGCACCAGCATTGCAACCTATGCGGGCAGGGTCTGGATCGGGCTTGGGCGCACGGTCTACTTCACCGACATCGACACCTATGATTCATTCGGCGGCGTCGGCGGCTCGTTCTCCATCTCTGATGCGTACTTGCATGCGAATATCACCGTGCTCTATTCGGCCAACAACTACCTGTACATTTTTGGCGATACCTCAATCGATGCGCTCTCGAATGTGACGGTGAGTTCCGGCGTGACATCGTTCTCGCGCATCAATGTGACGGCGTCCGTGGGATGCAGCGCGCCCGCTTCAGTGTTCCCTTACTATCGCGCGATCATATTTTATAATGTAGCGGGTATCTATCTTCTCGCGGGCGCGACGCCTGAGAAAATCTCGGAGAAGATCTCGGGGATCATCCAAAACACCTTTGGTGGGTCTCAAATCTATGGCGCCTCCGTGCTGATTCGCGGCGAACTGTGCGCAGTACTGCAGTTTCTGTTCACCGATACCTTTACGTCGACAGGCACGATTCGACCGCTATTTGTGATGTTCTTCCGCGGTCGCTGGTGGGTTTTCTCGTTCCCCTATACGACTGGCGCGGGCCTTCTGACCACGGCGATGGCGTCGATCTCAGTCGGCGGCGTCTATACGCTCTATGCGCTGCGCACCAATGGAACTAATACGACCCTATATACGATGTTCGGATCCGCGACGTTGAGTTCGTGGCTCTTGAAAACCAAACTCTGGGACGGCGGATCGCCCACGCACGAGAAGCAATCCATCAACGCGGCGATTGGTGGCGTGTGGGCCGGCGCCGGTACCACGGGCGTGACCGTGAACGTCGACACCGAATTGTCGAGTAACGCCGCCAAAGCGATATCTATCCCACCCGCAGGCTATCAATTCGAGGTAACGCTCGCCAATAATGCCGCGCCGCAGGGCGCGCAGTATTTGGGGCTGACGGTGGCGGGGTCGACCGACATGACGCAGATCAACATGCTCGCGCTGCGCGGCAAAGCGGACCGGAACATCCTCGCATGAACATCGATCTGTCCGCGACCACGGGATTTAACGATCGGCAGGGCCTACAGAACTTTTTGCTGGTGCATCGCTTCGTGCATTTGGAGACGGCCACCGCGCTCACCGCGAAGTTCAATGTACCCTTTTCGACCTTCGGAATTGACAGCCAGATCGCGGAAGATGCGTGGTTGAAGCTGATGAGCGACGGCAAAGCGGGCCAGAAGGTGCCCGCCGCGCTGCAAGACTGGCTTAAGGTCCATGCGGATATGCACAACTACTCCTATACTCTGCTGGGCCAGTCACCGACGGTGGCGCCGGACCTCTCACAGGTGGATTTCGGCTCGGCGGACCAGTTTTATGACTGGATGTATATTCATCAGGAAATGCACGACTTCGAATATCAGCAACTAGGATTGACATGAACGCGCAGCTGAAACCGCAGATCACGATCCAGCGGGAAACGTATTCGACTGCACTCATCGCGGAATTCGAGCCACTGCTGAAAGCTCATTGGCTGGAGATTGCCAACTATCGCGATCAAGTCCCCTATGACCCGGATTTCCAGAAATATTGTGAGTTGGACCAGACAGGAATGTTGTTCTGTTTGACTGCGAGGGTCGATGGTCAGCTGGTGGGGTATTCAGTGTTTTATCTGACTAATAGCCCGCATTACAAGAGCACGCTTTTCGCAATTAATGACGTGTTCTATGTAGATCTGGCGCACCGCAAGGGCTCGATCCCGATGCGTTTGATTCGAGAATCTGAGCGCACCGCTAGAAGCTTAGGGGTGAAAAGACTGTTATGGCATGTGAAGCCGTGTAACCAGATGTCGGAGCTTCTGAATCGCTTAGGCTACGCGTTCGAGGAACAGACTATGGGCAGGGTGCTCTAATGGGTGTTTCGGTACCAATTTTAGGTACGCTTCTAGATACGCTGGCATCGGCGGGCGCGGTCGATGTGGCCGCCGGGGGCGCGGCTGCGGGCCTGGGCGCGGCCGATGCGGCGGGCGCGTTCGGCGGTGCGGACGCGGCCTCTGCGGGCCTGGGCGCGGACACGTTAAGTTCGATTGGTGCGGATACGGCCACTTTGGGTTCCGAGGCGGCGTCTGGGGCCGCCTCTACTGCGGCGGATGCGGGTCTGTCTTCGAGTCTCGCCGACACGGCGGCCGCTACCGGCGGTACGGGCGGGAGCGGCTCGCTGACCTCATCGCTCGGCACGGGCGCAACGAGCGACACTCTCTCCCCCATCACGGTCACCGCTGAAAGTACCGCGCCGGGTGCCGCGGCGGGCGCCGGTGGCGGACTATCGAGTTCCGGGCTGTCCGGGGTGCTGGCGAATACCGCCTTGGCGGCCGGCGCTCCCGGTGGCGGTGGTTCAGGCGTTGAGGGCACCCAAGGAAGTCCCGCGGGTTTGAGCGGCACGAACGCCCTGTCGGCAAGCAACGATGTAGCGCCGGGCGCCGAGACGGATGTCGGTCAGACCCTCGATACGGGGTTGGGCGGCGGCCAATTCTTGAGTGCGAGTGACACCTCGCCCTCATTACAGACCCTGTCGCCCGACACCATGCAATCACTCGGATTGGATCCGGCGAGCGTTGCTCAGCCAAGTATTAGCGACATGTCAGTCTCATCCTCCGATTTGAGCGCCATGGGCGAGGATAACCCAGGCTATGGCCCCATGAATGTTGCCGGCCAGTCGGGCGGCCTCGGGAGCTGGCTATCGAATGCGAAGAACGTGGGCACGGCCGGCATGCTGGGGCTTTCGCTCAAAA